GGGCGTGGGTGGTGCGGCCGGGTCGGGGGACCATGCGTTCGTGGCAGCGGGCGCAGCGGACGAAGTCGGCGGGCTGCTCGTCGTGGTGGTGGTCTTGGTCTTGGGGGGAGTCGATCTTTGGGGCTGCGGAGCGCCCAACTACCTGAGGTTTGAAGACCACCCCGGCCCCGTCATGGGAAGACTCATGGGTAGTACCTGGGTTGTTCGGGTCGCGGTCCCCCGAACCATTCGGGTCGCGGGGGCCCGAACCCATACGGGTCGCGGGGGCCCGAACTTCTTCCGACTCAGGGGCCTCAAGTTCGGGTCGCGGGGGTCCGAACTGGTTCGGGTCGCGGTCACCCGAACTTTCGCGGGTGTCCTGCCACGGTGCGGGGCCCTTCCCGGACGGCCGGCGGGTGCTCTTGAGCGACGACTCGGCGGCGCCCCAGTCGGGCGACGGGTCGACCATGAGGACGTACAGGGTGGGCTTGCCGCGGCGCTGCTCGCCCTTCACGACGAGCACTCCTGCGGCGATGGCGGCGTTGATGTAGCGGCGGGCGTCCTTCTCGCTGGCGCCTGCGGCTTTGGCGATGTCCTGGATGCGGATGGGCTTGTCTGGGAAGCGGAGTTCCCCTGAGGCGTTGGCCATGGCGCGCAGGGCGTAGAGCAGGGTGAGGAAGCCGCGCCGCAGGGCGGTGGGCATGTCCCGCGACCAGCGCCACGCGAGGGCGTTCCCGTACGCGTTGGGGACGCTCCCCGCGGCGCGGGTGGCCTGCTCGTCTGTGCTCAAGGGTGTCTCCGTCGTCTGCGGGTGGTGCGGTGTCACGTCCGGGGCGGGGTCTGGTGGCCGGCCGCCCCGGACGGTCCTGCGGGGGTGGGTCAGCGTCCGCCGAGGTGCGGGAACTTCTGGAGGGACAGGGAGCGGCAGGGCTCCCGCAGGCACATGTCGACGAACAGGGGCTGGTCGGGGTGGGCCTGCTGGTGGAGGGCGGTGAGCGTGCGGTGCAGTTCGTCGGGAGCGCCGCCCGGGTCGCCGGAGCAGGTGTCCGCGCGGTGGAGACCGAGGTCCGAGAGTTCGTCGTCGTCGGACTCCGACAGGTAGTCGGCGATGTCGACTTCCACGTCGGTGTTCACGGTGACGAAGCGGCTTGCGCGCCGGGTCTTGGCCATCAGCGGGTCTCCTTCAGAGCGAGGCGGGCGACGCCCGGAGCGTCGGCGAGCGGGAAGCTGTGCATGCTGCGGCCGTCGGGGAGGGTGATGGTCCAGGGGCCGCCGAAGAGGCCGTAGGCGGCCCAGTCACAGCCGCGACCGGTGTACTTGCCCTGGCCCTTGGTGAGGGCGCCGAGGGTGCGGCCGATGCACTCCTGGCCGACGATGTCCGAGGCGATGACGTCTGAGCCGTCGCGGCGGTGCTTGCGCGGGTGGTCGGTGAGGGCCTGGTGGAAGTCCTCACCGTTGGCGGTGTCGCCGCAGGTGGGGCAGGTGAAGGCCCACTTGATCGGGTCATTGCCGAAGCGTTCGGTGGCCTCGGCGATCAGGTCGTCCCGGGTGAGGGTGCGGTGTTCGGTCTTGGTCATCAGAGCTGTCCGTTCTGGTACGCGTCGGCCGCCTCGGCGGCCTGCTGGGCGAGGGCCTGCTCAGCGCACGTCTTGTGCGCGGGGCTGCGCTTCGAGTCGCGGAGGTACGTGAACCGGCCGCAGTACCGGCACGGCCTCGGTGTCGAGGACCAGTGCGACCGGTCGGACCAGTCGAGGAGCCCGGACTCGGGCAGCGGGGGCGGATGTTGACGCGGCCGGCGGGGGCTCATCCGAGGACTGCCTTGACGCGTTCGCCGACCCACTGGGCAACGTTGCAGGAGACGGCGTTCCCGGCCTGCATGGTCTGCTCGCCCTTCGTGCCGAGGACGATGTAGTCGGTCGGGAACCGCTGGGCGAGCAGCTGCTCGCGCGGCTGGACCATGCGGAAGTGGCAGTCCTCCACCTCGGGCGCGGCCGTCGGCACCAGGCCGGCCGAGTCCTTCGTTGCGAGGGTGAGCATCGGCTCCGCGGTCGTCTTCGCCACGCCCTTGCGGTACGGGATGACGAGGCCGTGGTGGCGGCCCTGCGCCGAGACGGTGGCGAGCGGCCGCTCCACTCCCTCTGCGCCGCCGTTGCGCCGCAGGGTGACGACGAACGGGGACGAGACGAGGGCTTCGAAGCCCTTCGGGTTCGCCGTGCGGGTCCGCATTGGCAGGCCCGTGTGCGTGGGTTCCGTGTTCCAGGTGCCGCCGGACGGGACGAGCAGCCCCTCCCCGATCTTCACGGTGCGCGCGGGCAGCGGCGCCGAGTCGGCGGGGAACGGGCGGCCGTCATGCCCGGCGTGATTGACGGTGAGCACGGTCCGCGTCTCGGGGTACAGGGCCAGGCCCTTGCGGATGCGGGCCATGGTCGACGCGGCGAGCGGCTTGCCGCGGTCGCCGATGCGCTCCCCGGTGTTGGACCAGTCGATGATGCTGGCGGCGGGGCGGATGTACGGCTCGACCAGGGCGTGGCGGCAGCGGGTGTTGGGGCAGCGGTAGTCGTACTGCTGCTTGTACTTGCCGATCTTCCGGCCGTTGCGCCACGCCTGCACGGCGTGGACGTCCTCGGCGCACTCGATGCAGTGAGCCAGCGGGCGGGGCTTCACGTCCGGGAGCGGGATGCCGTGGCGGGTGAAGACGATGTAGATGCGGTCACGCCACTGCGGGGCCGGGTCGTTGCTTGTGCCGCCGATGTGCGCCGAGGAGGCGGACACGACCTGGGAGTTGTAGCCGAGGATCTCCATCCCCTTGCGCCACCAGTCGAACAGCTCCCAGTCGGTGGCGAACTCGGTGACGTTCTCGCACAGGACGGCCTTGTACCGGTGGACTTCGGTGGCGCGCATGACGTCGTAGGCGGTGGCCCTGGTGCGCTCCCACGCTGCATCCGGGACGGAGCCTTCCTCGAGGAGGGCAAGCTGTCCCTTCGTCCGCTTGCGGCCGCCGGCTGGGCTGATCTCGGTGCAGATCGGGGAGGCCCACAGGATGTCGGTGCGGGGCAGGCGGCGCATGTCGTAGTTGTTGACGTCGGCGCACAGGTGGTCGGCGTCGCGGTGGTTGGCGGCGTGGGTCTCGATGGCGCGCTGCCAGTGGTTTGCGGCCAGCTTGAGTTCGTATCCGGCGGCGACGAGTCCGGTGGATGAGCCGCCCGCGCCGCAGAAGATGTCGGTAAAGGTGAGCATCAGGCGGCGTCCTTCCGCGTGGTGCGGTCACGGCGCTGCCCGGTGTGGATCTCTTGCACGATCGCCCGCACGGTGGACAGGGCCATGCCGAGCCGCTCGGCGATCACCTCCGGGGTGCAGCCGTAGGAGTCGAGATGCTCGATCTCCTCGCGGCGTAGGGCCCCTAGCTCATCGCGGTTGAGCTCCCGCTCGCCGGCGGCCGGGTCGAACGTGGGGTCGTCGAGGCGGCCCATGTCCTCCCACCACAGCGGGTCCGGCCACTGCTGCTCCGCAGCCCACTGCCGGGTACGGGCCGCCACCCACGGCGGGACGCCGTGATCCTCGGGCCGCTCGTTGCGCAGCTGCTCGTAGCAGTCGGCCACCGCGCGGGACGTGTGGCGGTACACCTCGGTCTGCTGGGTGATCTTCCAGACCGTGGTCTGTGCGACACCGATGTGGCTGGCGAGGCGGCGCATCGGCCACCCGTTCGCGGCCAGGGCGCGGATCCGGCGGGTGGTGCCGACGGCGTTGACCATGCCGGGGGTGACGGTGTCGGCGGTGATTGCGAGGAGCCGCTCGGCGGTCTCACGCCGGGTCCGCTTCTTCCGCTTGATCTTCGTGCCGAGGTCGTACACGAACCCGGTGACGGTGGCGGTGTACATCCCGGCCCGTTCCGCGATCACGTCGTAGGACAGGCCGGCGGCGTTCAACGCGAGGAGGTGCTGACGCACGGGCTCGGCGTCGACGAGCGGCTGCCACGTGCCGTACCCGATCTTGCGGTAGCGCGTGCGCTGGTAGTTGGCGAGGTAGTCGCGGCACGGATCGCACTTGCAGCCGTGGTACTTGGCCCGGGACAGAGTGCCGTGGTCGGCGAGAGGCTTAGCGGTGGTCACTGGCCACCCCCGGCGCGCTCCTTGCCGATGCGGACGACCATGTCGCCCACGGCTTCCTCGTCGCCAACCTCGTTGGTGACGAACGCGCCGAGCTGGCGCGACTGCCGGAGCTCGTAGTGGATCTGCCGCAGCCGCCCGGCGCTGGTTGCAGATCTCATCGAGGTACGACTCGGCCGACCGGACGGGTGCTTCCCCGCGCTCGACGTTCGACGTGTCCGGGTCCGGGTCGCCCGTCGGCACCAGGCCGCCAAGGAAGAGGAGCGACCGCAGCGACGTGGACAGCGCCTTGGCAGTGCCCTTGTCAGCGGAGTCCATCGACTCGCCCACGGACTGGACCTCGATGAAGTCGCCGGTTGGGCCGATCACCTTGTACGTGACCGTGACGGTGCACTCGCGGGAGTTCTTTCCGGTACTGGTCTTCACGTCCCGGTATGCGGCCTCGGTCTTCACCGGCAGGACGAGCACACCGTGCAGGCGGCACGCGGGACCAAAGGCGTTGAGGGCGGCGTCCACGCCGCGGAACTGGTAGCTGCCGCGCTCTCCGGGCTTGCCGTACCAGGCGCCCTTGCCCACGCCGCGGACCGTGCCCATGACGCGGGACCAGGCGACGTGAACGGGGACCTGCTCCGGTCCGTCGGCTCCGGGCTCCGGGATGCCGTGGTCCTCCAGCAGCGCGGGAGCGTGGGTGTACTGCGGTTCGGGTGTGGCCTCGGGCGTGGTGGTGTCGGTACGGCCGGCGGCCGCAGCCGCGCGCTCAGCGAGCGTCGTCATGCGATGTGCTCCTCACGGACAGCGCGGGGGATGTTGATCTGGCGGTAGGTGCGGTCCTCGACGCAGTCCGCGTAGGCGTCGGGCCAGCGCTCGGCCAGGCGGGCCACGTCGGTCCACTGCTTCGAGCGCTCGTCGAGGGACACGAAGACGCGGTCCAGCACCGTGGCCGCCTCGGCGCCGCCGAGGCCGGAGAGGATGCGGGCCTTCGCCGCCTTCTTCCGCTCCTCGGCGGCGGTCAGGTCGGCGTGTGCGTCGAGGTAGTCACCGATGGCGTCTTGGGTGTCGACGTCGCGGGTGATGTCGACGGCCCCGGCACGCTCGGGGTGCAGCTGCTCGTACAGGTCGAGGAGGACGTCCGGGTCGGCGTCGGCTGCCAGGACGGGCGGGCGGCGGTCGACGATCTGCTGCCAGGCGCGGGCCCCGGCGGCGCGGAGGTCGGCAATGAGCTGCTGGTGGTCGGCGACGCGGACGGTGAACTGGCGGAAGTCGTTGCCGCCGATGAGGCATCCGACGTGCATGTGGTCGTAGCCGCAGACGTCGGCCTGCCACAGGGTCTGTGCGAGGACGTCGTCCGGGACGCCGGTGCGCCACTGCCCGGCCTTCATCTTGTCGCGGCACTTGATCTCGACGGCGCACCGTTCGCGGCTGTCGGCCAGGGGGCACTCGAGGACGCGACGGTCGAGGGTGCACATCTGCCACGGCCGGTCGACGTTGGCGACGAGGCCGACGCGGCGGACGAAGGAGCGGTTGCGGCGGGCCCACTCGCGGGCGACGGTCTCCTCGTTGAGTCGTCCCCATAGGGCGGGTTCGGAGTCGTCGCCTTCGAGGGGGAGTCCGCCGGTCTTGTCGTGGTAGACGGAGAGGGCGTTGCCATAGCGGCTGATGCCGAGGACGGCGGCCATGTCGCTGGAGCCGAGACCGGAGCGGCGGGCGGTGAGCCAGGCGGCACGGTCGGCGTCGGCGGGGAGGATGAGGCGGCCGGTGGGGGTGACCTTCCGGCCGGCGGCCGGGGCGGTGGTGGCCCCGGCCTGCGCGGTGGTCGTCATGAGGACGGCACCTCCGTCATGCAGTGCCGCTCCCAC